TGACTTCTCTGGAGAAACAATTTCGCCATCTTTCTCGCCAAAGAAGTCATGCTTTAAACCAACCATAATCATTTGATCTAAAATCTCAAAGTTTGATTCATCTAATCCAACTTTTGCTTTTAATTTTTTAACTAGTCTTGCGATTCCTTTACTGCCGTTAATCGAGTTCTTTTTTATGATTTTAGTATAATGTGATTTATGTTTTGGATTTAGAAGAAGTTCGAAAATTGTATGACAAATTGTGCCTCTAAGAGCGCCATCGTTTTGAGTCTGAGGGACTTTAGTATGATAGTTATTCCAATAGACCCAAGAACAAGTTTCAAGGGTTTTAATTCTAGAGGCAGATAATACTTTTAGAGACTTGTTTTCCATTGTAGAATTTCTTCTTTACTCATTTCGCCAAAATCTTTTTTTGTTGGTAGTGATATTTTTAATTGTTTATCATCAAAATATCTTTTTAATCTAGCGTAAGTTTTTTCTGCTGCAATATTTCCTGCGTTATTTTTATTAGAATCATTATTCAAGCTGATGTAGATCTTTTTAATATCAATCTTCAAACAATAATTTAAAATAGATAAGCTGAGATTTGTTCCAAAAGTAACCATAATGTTTTTAACTCCAGCCTGCCATAGGCTTAACATATCTCCTATACTCTCAACTAGAATTACTTCTTTTTGATCTTGAATAAATTTTGAATTTAAAAATAATGGATAAAGAAAATCATTCTTCTCGCCCAAGTGTTTCCATTTAATTTTTGATAGATTAGTTATATCTCTACCAGAAAAACCTATGATATTATTATTAATGTCAAATATTGGAAAAACATATCTGTTCTTCATCTTTCCAGCTTTGGCTACACCACCCTTAAATTCAATCAGAGTCTCATTATTGACTCCTCTATTATTCCAATACTTATGATCTATATCTAAATTATCAAGAATAGTTGGATCAAATTTTTTAGTAGATTTTAATAATGGTTTTGAGATCTCTGTTGGGCGGTGGAAAGAAAAATTTTTGTCTTTTAACCATTCTTTACCTTTTTCTGGATTTTCTAGTTTTAAAGTCATACTCACTAATGAACTAAAATCACCACTAATATTTTCTTTAAAATCAAACCAATGACCAGAATCTTTATATATTTTTAATACAGTATCATTATCACTATCCCTATATAGAGGTTTAGTTCTATATTCTTTACCATAATCTTTTAATTTATATCCTAGATCAGTTAAGATCTGATATACATTTACTTCGTCCATTCTAGCGCCTCACTTATCGTAGGAAATTCTTTAACAAATATTTTCTTACATCTTTCCGCGATCTCTCTATGCTCTTTCTGAGTGTTTTGTTCGGTCCTTAATTCGATATAATGAATCCAACTTCTTAATGAACCTTTCATATACATAGTTGTTTGTGTTGTTAATGGCAATATCATTCTGGCGACTTCTTTTGCAACGCCATTTTCTATCATAGTTTCATAACAATGTTGAGATAAAGATAATGACTCTACTAACAATTCATTAACTTTATCATAAGCATCTGTATCTATTGGCATTAACTTTTCGCCAACCTGTCTGTTTTTATCTCCCTGCAAACGAAGTTCAATATCTTCAAACTCATTTGCAACACTATATCTTTGACTAAATTCTTGAAAGCTGAATGATCTATGTCTAAGAATTTGAGCAGCAATACCACGACTAGTCTTAATCTCAACGCACATATCTACTAATTCAAATGGACTCCAATGTTTATGCTTTATCAAAAACTTTAACAGTTTTGGTGCAGTCTCTGTATTCATCTGATTGGATGGATTGCTAACTCTCGCGCAAAACGCGACAAGATCTTCAGCATTTTTAATTCCTTTAATTTCTGGTTTTGTTATTGATATTAATTCTACATTCATAATAGTTCTCCATCATTTTGATTTCTATCATCCAATTCGTATTGCTCCCTTTGTCTTTCAGCAACATCTCTTAAAGACCCTCTTTCTTCAATATTAAAGTTGGCTACCTGATAATTAAGATAATTTTGAGCCCAAATCTCTTTGCCAGAAGAGTCTAGCCTTCTAACTAAATCTTGATGTCCAGCGGCATCTTTACCTTGGAATCTTGTCTTTGTTGGTATTAGTTTATGTGTTCCAAATGCTTGACCATCGAGAGTAACCTCATCTAAAGTCTTTCTTCTAAAAATCGCTACAAATGATGCGAACCATTGTAATCTATCAGAAAGAGATATTACAGAACTATCATCAACTACATTGTTTGAATTACGATTAAAATTCTCACCAGTTCTATTTAATTGCATCGCTGTAATAATTGGACAATGAATTTCTTCAGATATTCTTTTTAATTTATCAATCTTTTCACCAATAGCTTGGTGTTCTGCCCAATTTTGGCCTACCTTTTCTCCAGTTAATTTTATATAATCATAAGCAATCATGGCTTGATTTCCGCGTCCAACTTTTGAAAGATACCATCTGCGAATAATTGAACAGACTTGATCAATATTTTTATTCCCTACATGATAATGAAAATATTCATAGTTTTTAATCTTTGCCCAAGCTGCTCTGACCTTCTTTGTCATCTCTTCATTTTTACGCCAATTACCAGTTTCAAGATACCAAACTGGCACATCAGTTAAAGATGCAACCATTCTTAATTGGATATCTACTGTCTGCATTTCTGTATCAAGAATTAATGTTTTAGTTTTATTTTTAGGATTAATTGAAGTTTTAAAACATATATCGTTTAACCAAGTAGATTTACCTTGTCCAGGTCTGCTTGCGATTGCATAGATATTTCCATTTTTTAATCCACCATACATTCTGTTAAATTCTGAATATGGGGTAATTAATCCAGTATCATCTTTTGGGGCATTTCCAATCTCTTCAACAAGGTCTTCGACTTCGGCGAAAATATTTACTGGCATATCATTCTCGGAATATGCGGAGATTTTCTTATTATAAATATGATCTATCTTTCCAATGATTTGATCTACTGAGTCTTCTGAATTTTTATTTACATATTCTTTTAGTTTATCCGCTGTTTGAGATATCTCTCTACGAATTCTTAATTTAATTAATTCCTTGCACGCATTCATTGTCGCTTCTTCTGTAATCTGAGAGAAACTTAAATTATCAATATAATCAAATATATTGATTTCATCTTTAAATGATATTCCTAGATTCTTGATCTTTTCAGCCAATAAGACTTTATCTACATTTTCTCCCTTATGTTTAATATTTTTAAATACAGTATATATTGATGCGTGAACATCATTATAGAAGTCATTTTCTGTTAAGAATACATCAATATCAGCAAATAGATCTTGATGCTTTAGTAGCCCGCTTAGTACGTGTCTTTCTACTTGTAGAGAATATATCATTCAGTATTAGATGATACCAGAGTAAAAATTAAAAGTCAAGTGTTTTAATTTTATTATTCTGGTTCGTCTAGATCGTCTTCTTGGTTTTTTCTTGCTATTAAATCTGTGGTAGCTTCTAGATTGAGTTGATCTATGCTTTGACTCCAAGTATTTACATAATATAAAAGTGCCATAGCATTTATTTGATTATCAAATTTTGTAAAAACTTGTGGTTCTCCATTAGCTGAGAAATTAAATAATATATAACCACCGAAGCTACATTCATCAATCTGCTTTAATAGAGAGTCTGGTACTTTAAATTTTTTTCTATTTGTCACCATAAACTTTTACACTTAAATAATTAAAATTCCAAATTTTTCTTCTATATATTGTGGTGATAAAATTTTTAAATCACTTTCATACAATTCTAAGAATTTAAATTCATTCATGTCTAGCCATTTTTCTTTTTTTACATCTCTTTTTATGCTTTGCAAGTATTTAAGCCTAGAATTATCATGAAAAAATTGATTAAACGACTCATGCTGATTACCCTGCACTTCAATCGCTATTTTTTTTGTTGCATTTAATATATCAACTTTAAGCATCGTACCATAGACAGGAAATTCCTCGTAAACGATATGATTCTTCCAATAAGGATAGAAAAATTGTTTAAATTTAAATTGTAGCTTACTACGACTTTTACCTTCCCAATCTATTAAGTTTTTCCTAACGTTCTTATTAACGAGTTTGCCGTTAATATTTAGTAATCTCATGACGCTAGAGTTTTAATAAATTTATCGTAAAAATATTCAGTAATTTGCTTGTTTTCTTCTAGATATAGTCTTAGGTTATCAATTCCTTGATGTTGCTTTTTAAGCTCAATATTGGATTTTTTAAGTTCCTCTATGATCTCATCAGAGAAAGTAACCCATGCGCCTTTAGCGGTAGCAAATTCCCAAGATAGTATTTGATCGATTACTTCATATTCTTTCCAGACAGAAGATCCTTCTTTTCTTCCGTATTTAATTGGATATTGGACTTTAGAATTAGTTGATTCATTTGTAGATTTCTTAATAGCAATTTTTACATTATGTCCAATAATTTTATTTTTAACTGGATCATATTTTTCATTTGGTTTTTCAAGAATAAGATCTTTATTGTAGCGAGGCTCAAATTCTAGAATCCAATTTGCAAAGTGCAATAGAGCATTACCACCTGTGGCGGTAGTTTGCCTTACTTCTTTGTTTGCTGCATAAGGATCAAGTTTAATATCTGAACGAACTTGACTGATAAAAATTGCCATATGACCACGTTTAGATAGCGCAAGAGATATCTTCTTCATAAGCATAGAAGAGATAACTGCACCACCCGCGACTTTAGTAGCTTCACTTAAAGTCTTTTCTTTGTCACCTTTTGTGATAAGTCCATCAACTGAATCTAGAATAAAGATATATCTTTTATCTTCATCATTTGATTGAATTAAGTCTTTCATCAATTCGGATACTGTCTCGAATATATTGCATTCAAAAACAAAGCATGTACCATCAACCCATTCTTTAGGGTCAGTTACAAATTTAATACCTGATCTATCTTTAATTTCCTTACTCAGGCGACCTTCCGCTTTAAAAAGTAAAGCCCTTGAGGAGTCTACTGTCTTAAGAAAGTTCTTGGCTACCTCTAATGCTTCTGAGGTCTTACCTCCTTCATTCATCCCAATAAATCTGTGTAAGCCTGGACATAGACCACCGCTAGTAGCGATATCTAGATTAAGACTACCAGTAGATACTTTATAATAAATTTCATCTTCAAAATTATAATGATCTTCTTTATTATCTTTTAAAAATGATAATAATCTATCTGATGCAGATGGACCAGTAGATTGAACGACTTCTTCTTTAGATTTTCTTCCCATATCTTATAAATTCTAACACAGTTTTAGGTTTTTTGCAAATCTTTTTATCTTCTTCAATTTTATTTATATTTAATACTACCTGTTTTGTACTTAAATTTAAGTTAAAACTTTCATATTCTTTTAATAAAAAAGCTTTTCCTTCTGCTTTTAGGAACCAAGCTAAAGATGGCGGTAAAGAACCTAGGTTTTTTAAATTATCCCAAAATTCAAAAGAATTAAATTTTTTTACTAATTTTTGAGCAATTTTTATTTCTCTTGCCCAATTAATTTTACCACTAACATATTTTTTTACTATCAACTGACAAAGTTTATGATTTATATTTTTCAATATCTGATCTTATCATTCTTTCTATTAGTTGGTCAAATGAAATCTCTGGTTTCCATTTTAATTGTTCTCTTGCTTCAGATGAATCTCCTAATAATAGATCTACTTCTGCTGGCCTGTAGAATTTAGGATTTATTTTTACTAGAATCTTATTCATAGCATTTCCTTCGGATATTAGATAATCTGGTAAAACTAAGCATTCATTTTCCTTTTCTCCAACCCAATAAAATTCATTGATATTTGCAAATTTGAAAGATTTTTCTACAAATTCTCTTACAGAATGGGTTTCATTTGAAGAAAGAATATATTCTTTTGGTTCTTCTTGATTAAGCAT